ACAGCAAATGAATTTAAAGAATATATGGCTAATAAGAAGGTAATATCAGTTAATTGTCAAGATGAAGAAGATTTAGATTCAATAGATAAAGTATTTAATAAAGCGAGGGCTGACGATAGAAAAGAATGGTTAGGTGAATATGACAAAGATAGAAGATTAGATTATACAAAGAAAAGTGTATTAGTAAAAGAATTTATCGATGGAGAGATGATACATTTTTCAAAATATGATTGTGAAAGGTCTATAGCAAATTTAATAGATGGATTTAAAACAAGTCAGCGTAAAATTATTTACACGTGCTTTAAGAGAAAATTAACAAAAGAAGTAAAAGTAGCTCAATTGTCAGGTTCTGTATCTGAAATATCAGAATATCATCATGGAGAAATGTCTTTAGTAGGAGCAATTATAAAACTAGCACAAGAATATGTTGGTTCAAATAATATAAATCCATTATATCCAGGCGGTCAATTTGGAACGAGATTGGAAGGAGGCAGTGATGCTGCTAGTCCAAGATATATCAGGACTATGTTAAATAAAATAACAAGATGTATATTTCCAGAATCAGATGATAAGGTATTAAATTATTTAGATGAAGATGGTATTTTAGTTGAACCAGATTATTATTTACCAATTGTGCCAATGATATTGGTAAATGGAGGAAAAGGTATTGGAACAGGATTTAGTTATGAAGTATTACAATATAATTTACTAACAATATGTAATTACTTAAAAAATAGATTAAATGGTGTAAAACAAGAAGTAAATTGGACGCCATATTATGAAAATTTTAAAGGTTCAATCCAGAAGATGGATAATGGTAAATTTATGATAAAGGGTAAGTATCAAACACTAAGCCACGATACAATAAAAATTACAGAATTGCCAATTGGTTTATGGACTACACAGTTCAAAGAACATTTGGAATATCTAATGGATGATAAAACACCAAAAGGTAAAAAGAAGAAGCCATTGATAAAATCATTTAAAGATGATTGTACCGATTCATTAATAGATTTTACAATAAGATTTCAACCAGGACAACTTTCAAATCTAGCTACTAAGAAAGTAGATAAATATCAAAATATGTTGGAGAAAACATTGAAATTAACAACTACAAAAGGAACAACAAATATGTATTTATTTGATGAAAAACAACAATTGAAAAAGTATTCAACCGTAGAGGCAATTATAGATAGATATTATCCAGTAAGATTTGAAGGATATGAAAAGAGAAAGAAATATCAATTGAAAATATTAGAACGGAAAATGAATATATTGAATATGAAAGCTAGATTTATTAAAGAAGTAATGGATGGAACGATAGTTTTAGTAAAAAAGAAAAAGAAAGAAGTAATTGAAATATTAAAAAGTAAGAATTATAAAGTTATAGATGAAGATAATGATTATGGATATTTAAGAAGTTTGCCAATTGATAGTATGGAAGAAGAAAATTGGAAGAAATTGTTAAAAGATTTGAAAGAATGTGAGAAAGCATTTATAACATTGAAAAAGAAATCAGTTCAAAAAATATGGACTGAAGAACTAGAAGAATTAGAAGAAGAATTTAAGAAGTATCAAAAAGAAAGAGAAAAAAGAGTTTATGGTTTTGAAAATAAGAAATCTAAAAGTAAGAAAACAAAGAAAAAACCAGTAAAATAAGCCATATAAAAAAAAACATACATTTTTTCATCAGGTATTATATCTTCACTCCAATGTTTATTCATAATATGATAATAACGACGATACATAATGTATAAATAAAACATTATGTATTTAACTAAAAAAATCCTTTAAAAAATAAAGTATTGGAATGATATGTAGATTTAGGTCTAGCATGAGGAACTGCTAAAGTGCTGACATCTTTTTTGTATTTAATATAACCCTCAGCTTCACTAATAATTTGTGGAACAGCATATCCAACAACTAGATCATTTAAAGATTGTATTTGTTGTGTGATATTAACAGGATTATTGGAAGAATATTGTAAAAATGTGCTTCTCATAATAATTTTTAATGTGTCTTCATCCTGATTCCCAATAACAAATTGTGATTTAGAACCATGATAAACACCAGCTTTAATAGCATTCTGAATAATCTGAATATTTTCAGCTGAAAAAAATGCGTTAGATAATTTTGTAGTTTCCCAATTTCCGTTCATAGCATTTCTATATGGGGTTGATTGATTTACCAATGGTGGTTGGTCGTATAATTGATATAAATTACCTGTATTAGGACCCATGATATTTATTCTACCATTACTCATTATATATTTATTAAATATAAAAAAAATCTTTATTTATTTTATATAAGATGGCGCAAAGTTTCCAATCGGGAGTTACCTATGCAGCAATTGTAATATTTATTATATTTATGGCTTTAGTAGCAATGATGATGATGAGAGCTAAAGCAGACCAAGTATTTCCATCAAATGTACCACCCTGCCCTGATTATTTTGAAGTATTAGATGATGGGGCTTGTAAAAATGTAAAAGGTTTAGGAACAGGAGTATGTACTGATCCAGCAAATTTCAGTGCTAAAAAATATCAAGGTGTAGCAGGACGTAAAGAAAAATGCAAATGGGCCAAAGCATGTGGTGTAGAATGGGATGGCATCACTAATGTAGCCGGATTATGTTAAATTAAATTATTATAAATTAAATAATAATTTAGTATAAATGAATAATATAAATTATAAATTGTTAGATGAATTACCAAGAGACTTAAAAATGGAAATCCAAAAATATTTGATGATAAACCAGATGTATTTAACTTGTAAAAAAAATTGGAAAAAATATATAAAAATAAGAGTTTCATCGATTATAATGTCTGATTTAGGATTAATAAATTATAATACATTTAACACATATATACGATATTTAATAAGAAATAAATTAGATTATCCGTTCAAATACGTATTAGCTGAAGCTAAAATAAATTTCAAATATTTCAAGAAATTTATATACAAAGGGAAAAAATGGGTGGATTATAGCACTTTTTTAAAATGGTATTGTAGAAACCAAAATTCAGGGAAATGTTTGAAAGAATTGTTAAGAATATACAATAGTTAATATATAAAAGATAATTAAGAATATTATAAAACTATGGAAGAACTTAATTTAAATGCTCTGTTAGATAGAGAAGAAATAGAAAAAGAATTTATAAATTCATTAACATATTTTGAAGCAAATAAAACAAATTTACTAACAAGAAGAGGCATTTATATATATGGTGCTCCTGGTGTAGGTAAAACTCATTTTGTTAAAGAGTGTTTAAAAAAATTAAATTATGATATAATAACATTTGATGCTGGTGATATAAGAAATAAATCAATTATAGAAACAATAACAAAACACAATATATCAGATAATAATATTATAAGTATGTTTGAAGGACAAAAAAAGAAAATTGTAGTAGTAATGGACGAAATAGATGGTATGAATAGTGGAGATAAAGGAGGAATAAATTCATTAATAAAATTGATTCGTCCAAAGAAAACAAAAAAACAAAAAAAAGAACAAATAACAATGATTCCAATAATATGTATAGGGAATTATCATATTGATAAAAAAATAAAAGAAATGATGAAAATATGTAATACATTTGAAATAAAAAAACCAACAGCAGAAGAAATCAAAAAAATCATAAATTTATTAATGCCAACAATGGAACAAACATTATTAACAAATATAGTAAATTTTATTGAGGGAGATTTGCGTAAATTGAAATCAACATATGAAATATATCAAAATCATCAATCAATATTGAAAAATAAAATCATACAAAATATGTTTCAAAAGAAAAATTATAATGAAGATACAAAAGAAATTACAAAGAAATTATTAAATAATTTTTATGAATTATCAGAACATTCATTAATTATGAATGAAACGGATAGAACAAGTGTAGCACTATTGTTCCATGAAAATATTATAGATACATTTAAAGATAAAGATAAATACAAAATAATTGATTTTTATATAAATATATTGAATAATATATGTTTTTCAGATTACATAGACCGAATAACATTTCAAAAACAGATATGGATTTTTAATGAAATGAGTTCATTAATAAAAACATTTTATAACAACTATCTATTTCATAAAAAATATAAAAAAGATAAAAAAATAGTATATAATCCAACAGAAGTTAGATTTACAAAGGTATTAACAAAATATTCGACCGAATATAATAATAGTTTATTTATTCAAAATCTATGTAAACAATTAAATATGGATAAGAAAGATTTATTTTCATATTTTATTTATCTAAAAAACAAATATACATTAGAAGAAATAAATGAATTTTTTGATAATGAAAATTATGAAATAAACAAATTAGATATTGCTAGATTTTATAGATTTATTGATTATATTACTTAAGCAGCATTCGCAAACGCGGCAAAAGCAGAGGCACTTCTTTCGCCTTCATAATCTTTTACTTTTTTCCCATTATTTAACAACATAATACTTGGAAATCCTTGAATATCTAATGCCTGCATTGCTTTTGGATTTTGGTCTTTTTCAACTTTATTAACAGTAATACCTGGTTTTTTAAATGTGCTTTGGAATTTATCCCATTCTGGCATCATTTTTTTACAATGTCCACAATCTTTCCAGTAAAATAAAGTAAATTCTTTACCTTTTCCGGTAAATCCTTCTTGAACGAATAATCCTTGTTCAGCCAATTTCCATTGAACTAAAAGAAATAAATGGTATAATCCATAAATAATAGCAACATAAATAACAAATTTTAATATTGCTGGTTGCTTTTCAATAAGTTTTACGACATTCTTTAACGTTTTTGCTAACATTATATTATACATTAATATAAAAATTTATAGCTTCTTTATTTTTTTTAATAAAATTTTGAACTGTTAATTTTGTTTCTCTTACAAATTGTGGATGTGGATTTTTTAATAATGTTCTTTTATCAAATGTATTGTATTGATGGGCGAATACTAAAATAGTTTTAACAGGATCTAATTGTACGAAAGGTATACTATAATTTTTTAAAAAATGTTTTTCTTCAGCCATATCAGCATCATCTTCATATGATGTTATATCTAATAATTTTCTCCTAAAAGCAAACGTTCCAGCAGTTGCATGTGTTGGTCCATATGGTCCAAATTGATATACCTTTTTAAGATCATTAAAATATATGTATACAATGCTACTTCCAGCACATAAAGCTTTTGGGTTATTTTGTAATTTTTTAACTGCGTGAGAAATTCTATCTGGAGGATAATAATCATCATCATCCATATAAACTAAAATTTCACCTGAAGATTTTTCGTGCATTAAATTTCTTTTTTTACCTAATTTTATTTTTTCTTCATACCGATAATATTTGATATTCAAATTTGTTTCGGAATCTTTTGGTATTAAATCTTCAATACAATCATCACCATCGTCAATAATAATCCATTCAAATTTATCTTTCGGGTAATCTTGCTTTTCAACATTTTTTATCATTTGCGATATAAAAATGCGTCTGTTATATGTTGGAGTACATAAACTTACAAATGGAAGTTCGCGAGTAATTGGCTTTTTTCTTTTTTTCCCCATTAAATTAAATCATAATTAATCTTTAATTACTAATTATAATTTACTTATTTTCTCCCTTTAGCCATTTTAGCTGCTTTTTTTGCTGCCATCATACCTAATCTACCATATGGATTTGATTTAATAGCTGTTTTTACAGCTGTTTTAGCTAATGAACCCGCTAGTCCACCAGTTGCTGACCTAGATGGTCGTTTAAAAGCAGGATTATGTGTTTCAGGACCAGGACCAATATCTAAGTTATCTTTTAATAATCCAAATACACCTAATGGTTTTAAAAACCATAATATATTATAAATCGCATCTCTAATAATCTCCTTTGGAGTTCTTTCCGAGCTTTTTGCAGAATATAATAACGAATTTAATTTAGATAATGGTGGTGGTGAAAAATTCCATACTTGTCCGTTTTTTCTAATAGGCATACTCCAAGGAATTACATTAAATAAAGCAGAAAGAATGAAAAATACAGTTAAGAATCCAGGTAAAATAGCCCATTTCAAATGTTCTGTACCTTCAAATTCTTTCTTTATCGAATACATACAAGCAATACAAGCAATACTAAATATTGGTATATAAAATTTCTGTAATAAATGCTGTATCCAATCAGCATTACCACTAGTATGAATACTTGAAAATGGTCTAATTAATGTAAACCATAGCAAATATAAAGGCATTAAAATCGCATAAAATGGAAGACATAAAAACAAATAGATTGGACCAAAGAATAATGTTTTCATATCCATGAAAGGGAAATTATCATATAAATGAGCTGTTTTCCATAATCCTTTGAAGGCAGCAGCAGTAGGTCCAAAAATTACTCCAATAATCAAAGTAGTAAAGAAAAGAAATGGGGTCCATATGTAAACATTTAAGAATTCTTGAGTATTAAACCACCAAGCATCCCAAGTATCTGCTTTTTCTTGTGCTATATAATTATTTGGAATATCATGAACTGAAAAATTTCTAACAACTTCAAATGATTTATCCGTCCAATCTCTTGCTTCAAGCCAAGTGTTAATATTAAATCTACTAAAAATAGAGAGAGCTGAATTTGGATAATCTTTATCATACCAACTATATGGAAATCCGTGTCTTTTCTGTGACCATAATGCTTCTTCATAAGCAAGGTCGTCTGGTCTAGCTCCTAATTTAGTATAAGGTGTCTTTGAACCATCTAAACTAGGTACCATTCTATCTTCTTTAAAACCTCTTAATAATGATAAGAATGTTGCACTTGTGTAAGTTACAAAACCAAAAGCAAAAAAACTTCCTATGAAAACAACAATAGGCATCCATGCACGTTGTTTTCCTTTAGGACTGCTCTTTTTAAAATATTTCTTAAAAGCCTTAGAACCTATAAAACCTTCTTGAGCTCCATCTTTTTTAATACTTTCTCTAGTAGGTTTTTCACCAGCATTTTTCATTTCTTTACCAATTGGGTCATTATCAGAAACAAACTCATCTTTATTATTTATTTGTTGTTCTTTCATTTTTAAAAATTCTTTATGATCTTTTTCCAAATTAGGTTTTTCACTATCATTTGACATATAATAAAAACAAATATTATAAAATTCAAAAAATAAAGTATTTTAGGAGCTAAATAAAAATAATTCTCATATATATATGGGACTTTTTAACGATTTAAAAGAAGGTATTTTAAATAATTGGAAAACAATAATGACTGTTTTAAGCACTATTTCGATATTATGGGTATTGTCTCACGCATTTGGAGATATGAAACGATATTATACAGAAAATTATGTTGTCAATGAAACATTTGAAGTTGGATGCGATAAAGATTCAACTTTACCACATTTACGACCTGATGCTCTTGGATAAACAAATTTAATCTTTGTTAAATATTAAATTTGTAACATATAAAATATTCACAAATATATATATATGGTGAGTGATAATATATTTACAGCACTAAAAGATCAATTAATGTGGGTATGGACGCAAGTATGGTCGTATATATGTATAATAAGTTTTTTCTTTGTAGCATATCATTTTGGTAAAGCATTGATAACATATTATCATACAGGTGAATTTCCAGAAACATTTGTTTCAAATAGAGAAAAAATATTTAACGATAATAAATTTCAACAAATTGTATTACCTAAAATGGATGATTATGATATAGAAATGGCTATTCCACCAGGTCAATTATTACACAGCACAGTTCAAGGTAATTGGGGATTTTCAACAGATGCTAATGGCGAAGGAGTATCTATAGGTGTATATAGAGACGGTTATTCAGCAGATGGTTCTATATTTAAAGGGAAGAGTGGAAAAAGATATAAAAGAATGTTAGAACAAGGACCTTATGTTATTAAGTATGAATTTAGAAAAGGAGAAGAAGGACACGATGTCAAAATATTTATAAATGAAAAAATGGTGCATAATTTACAAAATGAAGGTGTATCATCTGATAAA